ATTGTTAGCACCTGACCTGTTGTTCCTAGGAAGGCCATCTCTGTAACGAGTGCTTGTTCTCCTGATGTTAGTGCGCCGATTACCCAACCTGGATTAGTTATATTCCAAGGGAAACTCATGTTGCTTTAGTTATTAGTTTATCAATGTCTACTTTAGGGTCTACCTTGGCATACAATTCTTTTAGTCTTGAGTATACTATTATAAGGTCACCTGCCATGGTCTGTAAGTCTGCCCCTCTTAGTCTGAGGCCATGTTCCTCTCTGTTAATAGACTTCTCACGGGCACGAATCTTGTCCTCACGTCTCAGTCTGTCCTTTGTGAGCTTCTTCTCTTCTCCTCTTAGCTTGTCCATTACTACTTGTGTCTCCCTTAGTTCCTTTGTTGTAACTACGAGTATTGAATTAGTATTCTTTACCCGAGAGTTAAGTTCAATGAGATTGTTGTTCATTGCTGTGACATTGTTATCGTAAGTCTTCTTTAGCTCACCAATGCTACTTCCTAATGAATGTTCTTCCTCACTCAACTCTTTAATACGTCCAAGATGTAGTTTAATTTCTTGAGAGTTCTTATTGCGTGCGACTTCCGTCTTGATTGAGAGAGTGTTTAGTTCGTGCTTTAGGGCACCTTCTTCACTACGTAAAAAAACAACACGTACGTGCATATCATCACGTCGTGCTGTTTCTTCTTCAATCAAATTTTTAACGTCCGCTAGGTTCTTCTCTGACTTCTCTACTTCTTCTTGAGTATTCTTTAACTCATCTCCGAGAGACTCTAGCTCAATTAAAACAGCCGATGTATCCGCCTTAAGAAGACCCAACTCATCTTTCAGTATGGTTGTTGTCTTCATTTAGATAGTTTATTTATTACACCATTGATACAACTCTGTAAGAGATAACCACGTTTAGTGTGTTATCTGCTCCAGCGTTCCCTGCGATTTCTCCGTCTCCGGTATTGAATAGTTCAACCGATTCATTGACTCCCACTGTTGCGGTTGCCATTGCTGCGATTGCTGCTGGGTAGTATACTGCTGCTGTGTCAGCCGCTTGGTCAATAAGACCTGTGCTTTCAATAGCTCCAGTAATGTCAGTACCTGAACCTGTGTACTGTAGTACGAGGTTGTCTGCTGATTCTGTGAACACGTTTGTGCCACCGTAGTTTAGTTGAAGAGTAAGACTCTCTACTACTACTAGTTTACCTGCTCCAGGTGCTGCGATGAGTACCTTTGGAGTTGCTCGGATAGCTTTAATTTCTGCGTTGGTCACCTCTACTCGTGCGACCCTTTGTCCTGCATTCTCGTTGAATGCTGCAGTAGTAGCGTCTCCTCGGTTCACGTTAATTTGAGCGTCGTCATCATCAATGTGGATTGCTCCTTTAGCATACCCAGCTCCTGTAGGAACTGTAGCACCTACTGAGATGATTACTTCTCCATCTTCGTTTGTGAGGACTTTGCCTTCACTGTCTGTAAAATTGGTTGACATATTAATATATTAGTTTTAAATTTATTTACCTGAGGTAACTACTACCATCGTCATCGTTCCATAGTTGGAAGCCACTAGTGACTCCTTAGCAGAGATTCTAATCTGACTGTATGCGATGTCGAGGATAAGGTTTAGTGTCGCATCACCTGTGATGTTCCACTCACGAGCTACTAGGTCCGACACTCCTCCTGTGGTGTCATCAACAACTAGACTGTACCAGTTGGTGCCGTCTGTTGAGTGCTCAATTTTAAAGTGGCAGATGTTGCCAGACTCTGTTGCACCTTGTGCATAATCAATGTCGATTGATAATTTTGACATACCTTCTACCGGTAATTCAAATTCATTACCCGCGTATGATGCTGTTAGTGTAACTGCATTGAATGCTGTTACTATTGGTTGTACTGGATAATCAGACATACTTATTCTGCTTTATCTACTACCTCTTCTTTCTTTGCTTCCTTCTTAGCTGCTTTCTTAGGAGCCTTCTTTGCTTTTACTTCTTCTACTACAGCATCCGTCTCTTTGTCTGTTCCTTTAGCGATGCTTAGGAACCCGTAGATTGTAATCCACTGGGCGATAACATCTTCTGGGAACTCCTTAGAGACACCTGCCTCTAGAACATAGTCTGTTCCTTTATGGCAGAGACTAATGTCTTTGTCTAATGGGTTCTTGATTTTCATCTTATTGAACTTATCTTATAATTGCAATTAAAAGGTTTTCCAACCTTATCCCAGCCCTTGGGGGCTGAGTAAAGTTACAAAGACTTATGCAGAGTATGCTTGAGCGTCTCCCATAGAACCCCATGACCGTCTCCAGTCTTTGGTGTAGTTTGCGAATCGTCCATAGATACCTACTGTTAAAGTTTTCTTATCTTCATCTATTTCAGTCCATGGCTGCATAGCCTCACGAGTATCGTGACAGAACTTAGTAGCTCCAGGTACAACTAGATACCATGCTGTAGCTGAGCCGCTGTTGACAGCGTCTAAGAGTACAGATGATGTCATGTTGACAACTCCCTGGTAAGTGTTGATGTCGTTGTTACCTGAGCCTGATACTTTTTCAGATTCGGTGATAACACGTGCAGTTTTTTCTAGAGCAAGTGGGACAATCAATGTCTCGCTTCCGCCCATGGTCATAGGACCACCAGCGTCAGTTTGCTGCATACGTAATGCAAGACGGGCTGTCTCCAAGTTAGCTTCAGATAGAACGATTCCTGTAGCGGAAGCGTTAGACTGTGCTGACTGTGAAGGTACTACAGATGGGTGTTGTACTGAGAATGTCGGTACAGCATCATTGTAATATTGGTATCGGTATCCGAGGATAGATGCCTTTCGTGTAGTAAATCCACCATTGAATAGCTGTAGACCAGCTTCATCTTGTGTGAAGTTAGATGCACGTCCGATATCAGTAGCTTCATCAAGTACATTTGCAAAGTCGCGGTCCATGAGAGTTTCTCGTGAGACTTCTACTTTAGCTGCGTACGCAGTGTAGTCAACTGATGTGACATAAGTTTTGTATCGTGCAAGCTCGTCAGTATCTTCTGCTTCATCCTTTCGGGTGATGCGGTTTTCAGATACTTTACCAGTGAAGTTCTTTTGCCCTACAGCAGAAGATTCCATTGATAGTAAGCTTGAGATTCCGGGGGTGTAGAGTTCCATTCCTTGGTCGATAGCTTCCAAGATTTGGATGCCAGTACCAGAGATTAGTTCACCCCATTTGCTTCGTAGTTCAATCATATTGAATTAAATTATTATGGGGTTATTAGAAACCAAACACTTCGGATTCTAGAATATTAACAAGTGCTTGCGCAGTGTTGTTTCTATCCAAACCATGTGAGTAATATTGTCCAGTGCTTTCTAGAGCAGTGGATTCGTCGAGAGTGTCTTCGTCGACTAGGTCTGCGGTGTAACCAGCGAGGTCTGAACCTGTGGTTGTACCAGCAGCAGCATCGAGTTCAGCACTATATAGTGAACTGGTGTCGATGTCTACGACAGCTTTAATCATTGCAACCGTTTGGTTGTCAGCCGCCATAACCTGGGTGTCTCCTGGGTTACCACGGAATGAGCCGTCAATTTGAGGGTTGAGTCCGTCTTGTGCAGTAAGAGCAACAACGTGTCCGAGAACACGTGCACCGGCAGAACCGAGAGCTGCGAAGCCACTTGCAGTTTGAACAGAGTCACTGATAGCTACCGTAATACTGTTTGTACAGATACGGTCTACCAGGATAGGGCCGCCGAAGCGTCCTAATGAACCAACTTTTTGAATCATTGTTTATTTTGGTGAACCAATTCCTAGTCCGGTGAGTGCGTCACCATATTTATCAGCAAGCTTAGTGAATTTCTCTTGGGAAATACCAGAGTTTTCAATTGCCTTTGCCACCTCGGGAGATTCCCGATTGGAACCTTCTTGAGGAGTAGCAGGGTTAGGGTTGCTCCCTTCATACTCAGGACCCCCACCTTCTGGTGGAGTCTGGTTACGAACGAAACGGTACGCCTCTTCTAGACGTTGCTTAGCCTGTTCCTTAGATGATACATCGGCGAAACTAAACTTAGATAACTCCTTCTTAAATTTATCAAATACGATACCAGAACTGTCTGACTGAAATTCAGTCTTGCTGTTCTTGAACTCTGTAATGGCTGATTCAACATCAGTCTTTATTCGTTCTTGGTCTCTCTTTGCAAGCTCAGCTTGAATTAAGGAGGATACATCCGGGTTAGAATCTGGATTAGGATTGGGATTGTTAATTTTGTTTAACTCTTCTAGTGCGTCAGCTTTTTTCTTTCGCTCGTCAGTGAGTTCAACGACAACGCCGTCAAGGTCTGACTTAGCTTTATCCGCAGATGCTGTTGCTTCCGCAATAGCTGTCTCTGCATCGGAAGCACGTTTTTCAGCTTCCTCTTTCGCAGTTTGTAAAGTTTTTATTTCTTCTTCTGTCATGATTGTTATGACTTCTCGCCCCCTTAATTATAATACACTTTTTTACATGGCAATGCCCATGGTTGGTCGAGTCCAACATGGCGAGTGCTCTTACGAGCAAAGGTTCCCCTAGCAGCTACCTAGTGTGGAGGATTGTGCTAAAGGAACCCCTGCCCATAAGGGTAGGGGTGAGACCCGAAGGTCTCAGTTTGATTACAGGAAAGTAATCGGCGTGTATAGCCGAGGGCCGCTATACGAAGTATATTATACCATATATAATGAATCTTGTCAACCCCCCCCCTACTCAAATAGGTCAGCTACGTCCACACTCTGTGACCTTTTGTTGTAGTTAATTGAACGCTTGTTGAAGAAATCAACATGCTTAGTTGCAATTACTTCGTTATCAAACCAGTCTGATTTCCCAACCAGCTCGTCATCAACGGGGAAGATACGGCTTAAACCAACGCTTTCTAGTGAGTTGTTTAAACGATTCTTTACGAACTCTTCGACCTCTTTGATTGGGAGGAAGTCTAGTTCCCCCTTCTCAAATATCCACGCTATCAATTCCTTTTCTACTTTGTATGTCTCTTTACAGAAGTCTGTTATTTGTTCTTTCCATTCATCATTGAACCATTCAGGGTTCTCTTTATGAATGATGTTAATCAAATCTATGCCAAACAATCCGTGTATTTGTTCTTCCTTGGATGTCGCTTCAACCGCATTACTCAGCCCTTTAAAGAGACTGCGGTGTTTATTGAATGACATCATGATAAGGAACTGGGAGAATAAAGAGACGTGCTCAACGAAGAGTGAGAA